TTCTACGCTAGAAGATATTTCGCAGTATGTATTCCAAGTAGGAACAAGCCCCTCATGTAAATGAGGCTCATTCGCTAACTCTCTAGGAGCCTTACCTGAAATCCTTTCAATAGCTTTCCACTGTTCAAGCCGTGTGGATTTACTACCTTTAATTCTACTGTTTGCAAAGAATATCCATTTGCCAAACTCGATTAACTCTTCGGCTTGGCCTTTGTAAAATTTTCTCTTGCACCCATAAAGGTGTCTAATTGATCTCTAATATACGGAGCTTTTGTATATAACTCACCGCATAGTTTTTTAGTAAACTTTTCGTCAGTACCGCGCCAGCCAACAGTGCAATCCAAAAGACCACGAATCATCATTGCTTCTTCGTCAAAATCTTTCTTTTCTCTTAAAGACTCAAGGTATGCTTTTTGGTGTCTCTTGGTATGCTGTCTGAATTCTTTAGAATCCATACCCATTACCGTAATAAAAAGACCCGTCTCATTTCCTTGATCATCAAGAATCTGTACTTCAGAACCAGCTTCATGTAACTCAGTTGTATATAGTTCACTAATTTTCATAAATCACCCTTTTAGTTAAGTAAAGCCCCACCCAGTGAGGCTGTTTAGTTTTAAGACAAATCTGTATCAATTACTAATGTAGATTGTGATGCACTATTAGCTACTGCTACAAAGTCCATAGCTACAGATACAAGACCCTCACCACCAACTTCAACCACACCAGTAGTATAGATGATTTTAGGCATATTAAAGCTAATACCAGTTGCACCTGAGCCAAAGCTAATTAATAAAGAACTTGAAGTGTTATCGATAAACTTCTGTAGCAAATTAGCGCTTGTGAAGTGAGCAGTTACAGAACCACTTACACGACACTTACCAATGCCACCTTGAATCGGCTTAACGTCACCTACTTTGTTAGTCGTCTCAATGCCGTTTTCAACAGATAAAGAAAGGTCTGTTAAAATTGCATCTAAATTAGAAGAAGTAATTGTAGCGTTAGAGGAATGGAAAGGGTCATTAGCTTCAACGTAGTGTGACCCATCGTCATCTGGGCCGTTAGCATCTAAGGCGGATTCCTGAGCAACCATTGTCTGACCAATAATACCTACAGAGCACTCAATAAGTCCGTCAGCAGGAATACTCATTGAAAAGTTGTTAAACTCACAACCAGTATATACATGACAGTCATTACCAGTACCAATATCTGCACCAAAATCTTGTGCGATAGTAAATGATTGACGTAGGTTATTTATACCAAAAGCTGTTGCACTGCCGTCAGCAGTAGAGCCTAAAACAGCTTGCAACATTGTTGTGTATGCTGGCTGGTGAGCTAGATCAAAAGCAATCTCACCTGTAACTGAGTGAGCACCCATGATAACGTCTTGTAGTTCACGATTGCCTGTAATTACGGCGGATTCGTGATTGGTTTTAGCCAAAGTTAAACTAGCAGACTTAAAAGGTATGATCTCGTAGTCATTACCTGTAGCAGCAGTGCCATAAGTTGATTCTAATTCAAAACCAACTACTACGTTAGTTCCACTTGCAATTGTCATAATTAATTCCTCGCGGGCGTTACCGCATAATAAGATACATCTATATTTCTAACAAAAAATGCACCATCTCTGCGCCCAACGCCAAGTGATACGTTCAAAATCCTAACGACCGTGCCGTTAGAAGTTATTTTCATGCCTCTGGTAAAGTAGTTAGCGATACTGTCTACTCGATCAGTAAATCCGCCAACACCAGTTTTGCTGTAGTAATCAATCTGGAAAAGCCCATCGTGTCGCTCTGTTCCAGATGTACCAAGACTAGCTGTAGTGGTATCGGCTGGTAGTAACGTACCTACAACCCATTCAGCATTAAGGTTAGTCTTTAAAACTTCAGACAAATCAAAGTCTGTATTTTCGTATATTTTATGTGTAATACTTAAATTTGTACACATTGTATTAAACAGAGATTCAAAGCCTATACGTATATTTCTAAACGGCTTAGAAAGATCGGCTGCTACACCATCTGTAATCGAACCTGCGTCAATATTGTAAATGTCGCCAGTAGAAGACTCGGTTATTAAGTTGTAATCTACGCTCATTCAAATTTCCTTACAGCTTGCTTCATACTAATCCGCATCATTCCAGCAGGCGCTCTCGCATAGCCACCTAACTCTATCTTTTCAGCGTAGTGCAGCGAGTTAGTAAAGAAAATAGGCTGACCCATTGTAGACTCTTTAATCTTACTGGTTACATCGTATGCGCTGTTTAAACTATCACTACCAGAAGCATCTTCACTTCTACCGTTTTCAGCCGAAATTGGTGAGCCAAAACTTGCATACCAACTGTTTTTTAACTTACCTGTATCTACGGAAGTTCTATCAACCGTATTTACCATCACGTCCTGAACAACTTGCTTCACAACCTTGTGAGCATCTTTGAGCGCAATCTTTGTATAAGCCTTAACTTCTGAGTCGAAGCTCATAATAAATCACCGTTTGAGCTGGTTGTATTGGTGTAATCTCAATAACTCTATAACTTTCAGAATTTATAGTAGCCGTATCACCAATCTTAGGCGGTGTTGCGGAGTACGCAACGGCAGGGAAGTCTTTAAAGGCTAAAGAGTTATCAACTTCCTCATTCTTTATCTGAGCAAATAAAACTACGTTTGCACTATATGTTGTCTGACTGCTAGAGCTAACGCCTTGTGTCGGATCATAGGTGACATTACCATTTCTAGTAAAGGTCACAGATTGACCGAAATCTGTTAACAATTTTGTAGCCGTCAACGCCAGTGGCGTATAATCAAAGGCCATTATGCCCTCACAACCCTCATCGGGTTTCTAATTAGCTTCCTAAGCGCCTGAGAGGCCGCTGGTAGCAAAGTACGATCTGCGCTAGAGGATTTATACTCTACCTCTATCTCGCCTATCTTCTCTTTTACAGTCTCTCTGGAGATGGGGTCATTTATACCGAACCCTTGCTCGAAACCGTATGCCAATTCGTAAATGGCGTTTAATACCTCTTTAGGTATCTCGTCTACACTCTTTCCGTAGCCATCAATAACAATGTTACTTCTAGGCCACTGTAAAGATTGTACATCACTGGCTTTTACGCCAACAAAAGGTAATTCTTCAAAATAATCCATAGCCCGTAAAATGTAAGCCTCTGCCTGAGCATCACTTATATCTGTACGTGCTGGGTATCTTGCGTTCAGGTAAGAATCGTAATTGACAACAGTTACGTAACTATTGGCAGTTGTTGATTGCTGTCCTGTTTCTACTGTTAAAGCCATGTTCGCACCTTAAAAAAATGGCCGACCCTCAAAAGTAAAAGGGAGGGAAACTCAAGAGAGCCGACCAAAACTTACTAACTACTAGCCTACTAATGCAGCGATGAAGTCAGACTTCCACGCTTTAGTTCCCCAAGACGCAGCAACTTCGATCATCGACTTTTTATAGCCTTTGTAGATACGGATTTCAAATACTAGACCTGAATGTGGGTCTTGTACAAGTACCGCGTCATCAGCAGCATCGCCGATAGCAGGAATTGCTGGAGCACGCATTGCAAGTTCGATAGCAGAACGAGCGAATACGAAGTTAGGGTTATAAACGCCACGCTCAACAGTTACAGCAGCATCGTTAGCTGTAGCATTGCGTAAACCTTTATCACCACGAAGCACGATAGTACCACCAGCGGCTTCGTTTGCAGTACCAGTACCAGAAGCAACATAACCAGTCGAATCACCAGCAAGTGTAAACAGATCACCTGAGTCAATAGAACCAGCAGCAGAAGCAGTGTTTGCGTCAACAGTAAGAGTTGTTGAGCCAGCAGCGACTAAGCCGTTGTTGATTGCCATTGCAGCGTCAGTACCAACAGAATCATAAGATGAAATCTGCGAAGACTCACGAACATCAATACCGTACATAGGCATTAAAACGCCTTGAGTACGTAAGCTGTCGCTTCCAGCAGCATCAACATTTACGATGTTGTTACTAGCGCGGAATTTTGCACCAGCTACAGTGTTAAATACACCTTGTAGATCGCCATTTGCAGCTCCGTTATCAACTAATTGTTGACGTACAGCAGCAAGGTCTTCTAAACCAGAAGTAGATGCACTAAAGCCGAATGGAGTAGTACCAGCAGTACCAGCGAAACGAGAGAAGTTACCTTGTGCAGTCGCAGCAAGATCAGCTTCCATTTCGTTAGTCAAAGTACGCATTGCTTGTGCAATTAAGTCACCGTAAACAGTGTCATAAGTACCAGCGTTACGAAGTTGCAATTCTTGCTCACCAGACATCGGGATTTGAACAGCTTTTGATTTACCGATTTGAAAAGTGCTATTACCGATAGTTTG